TAGTTGCCGTTGAGATTTCACCCGTCCTAGAGGCGGGTGCTTTTTTACCCAAGAAACGTGGCAGACCAGCAAAGGAAGCTAAATGAACTTGCAGCCGTTGAAAGACAAGATTCTTGTTCGCCCTGAACAACGCATTCAAAGCACAATTTATTTCCAATCGGCAGAAGCTGAAAGCCGTGGAATAGTTATGGCGGTTGGCCCAGAAGCCCAGGCCGAGGGTTTGAATGTTGGTGACAAGATTGCGTTTGGTACTTTCCATAAAGACTATAAAGACGAATATTTAAAGTTTGAGGAAATCAAACACAATGATGAGCGCTTACTCAAGATGAGTTGGCAAGACGTTTGTTTTGTAATGGAGGAATAATCATGGCGACTAAACCTGGCCTTTATGCCAATATTCACGCTAAACAAGAACGCATTAAGCAACAAAAAGCCGAGGGCAAACCCGTAGAGACAATGCGAAAGCCTGGCTCAAAGGGCGCACCAACTGCCGCTGCTTTTAAGCAATCTGCTAAAACGGCAAAGAAATAATCATGGCAAAGCACGACAAGCCTATTCCGCACAAGACAACGGGCAAGGACAAGACCTATAACCCGACAGAAAAGGGTGCGGGAATGACCGCCAAGGGTCGTGCTGAATACAATGCAAAGAACAACGCTAACCTGAAACCGCCAGCGCCTAATCCCAAGACAAAGAAGGACGAAGGACGCAAGGCAAGTTTCTGCGCTCGAATGGAAGGTGTTGTAAAGAACGCCAAAGGCCCAGCGGAACGGGCTAAAGCATCACTAAAAAACTGGAACTGTTAACATGAACAAAGAAGCAATCACCAAGCAAATCGAAAACCTGATGACTCAGGGTAAACAACTAGAAGTTCAACTGCACATGATTAACGGTGCATTACAAGACTGCAATTATTGGTTGGCCGAACTGGAGAAACAAGATGCCGTTACAGAAATCAGCGAGTCCTAAAGCGTTTAAAGAGAACATCAAAGCGGAAGTAAAGGCGGGGAAACCTGTCAAACAAGCCGTTGCGATTGCTTATTCTCAAAAGCAAGAAGCCGAAAAAGCTAAAAAGAAATGACCGAAGAAAAGCGCCCTGTTGGTAGACCATCCCTTTACGATCCTAAGTATTGTGAGGAAGTGGTAGCCTTGGGCAAAATCGGTAAGAGCGTGGAACAAATTGCCTCAAGGTTAGGGTTTTCCCTACGCACAATGTACCAATGGCGTGATGATCACCCTGAATTTTTGCACGCCATGGAGGAAGCCAAGGAACATGAGCAAGCGTGGTGGGAAGATCAGGCCGATTCTTACATGGTTGAGACTAAAGATGGGCCAAGACTGAACGCTACGATTTGGTCAAGATCAATGGCGGCAAGATTTCCCAAAAAGTACCGTGAGCAAGTGAAGCAAGAAATCACAGGCGCAGATGGCGCACCGTTGTTAGCGGGCATTCAGGTTACATTTGTAAAGCCAAGTGAGTGAAGTTGCCCAATCCATTGCCAAAGCGGAATTCCCGTTAAAGCTGCAATGCCTGTTTCAGCCCTCACGTTATAAAGTTCTTTACGGTGGACGGGGTGGGGCAAAGTCATGGGGGGTTGCTAGGGCGTTATTGATTAAAGGCGCTCAAGCCCCGTTAAGAGTGCTTTGCGCCCGTGAATTCCAAACATCTATCAAAGACTCAGTTCACAAGCTATTGTGTGACCAAATTGAGGCGTTAGGGCTGCTTGGCTTCTACGAAATCACCCAAACAAGTATCAGGGGCAAGAACGGCTCGGAGTTTAGCTTTGTTGGCCTAAAGAACAACGTGGCAAACGTCAAGTCTTATGAAGGCGTTGATGTGTGTTGGGTTGAGGAAGCGCAAACAACTAGCCGTATGTCGTGGAACGTACTCATTCCTACCATTCGTAAGGAAAAGTCTGAAATTTGGATAACCTTTAATCCTGAGTTAGAGACAGACGAAACTTACCAAAGGTTTGTTTTAAACCCGCCACAAGATTGCATCGTTCAAAAGGTCAACTGGTCAGATAACCCTTGGTTTCCTGAGACGCTGAAACTTGAGAAAGATGCGCTGAAGTTTCGTGATCCACAAGCCTATAACGTGGTTTGGGAAGGTTTATGCCGACAAACCGTGGATGGGGCTATCTTTGCCAAAGAAATGCAAATGGCTGAGTTAGATGGGCGCATCACAAAGGTCAACTATGACCCTACAAAGCCCGTACACGCTATTTTTGACCTTGGGTGGAGTGATGCAACGGCTATATGGTTCTTACAGTTTGTGGGCATGGAAACCCGCCTAATTCGCTACATTGAGGGCAATCAGCAGACCATGAGCGACTACCTGGCTAAGATGCAGACCTTTGGTTACATCTATGACACTCTTTGGTTGCCCCATGATGCTGAGAATAAGACCTTGGCAGCAAACGGCAGAAGCATTGAGGAAATCGTGAGGGCTGCTGGGTACAAAACCAAGATAATCCCTAAAACGCCTATTCTTGACTCAATCAATGCGGCAAGGACAATCTTTAGGAATATGTGGTTTGACAGGGAGAACTGTCATGAGGGCTTGCAATGTCTACGGCATTACCGTTACGATGTAGACCCAGACACAAAGCAATTCAGTAAAACGCCATTGCACGACAATTATTCGCATGGCGCTGATGCGTTCAGATACATCGGTCTTATGGTCAATGAGCCTAAAGAGCGCAGAAAGCCAAGACCTAATGCAAATTATGGTGGTCAACATTCATGGATGAGTTAAAATGACCCCAAACCACTTAGGGCAACATCATGGCAGATGATTACGATCCACGAATTCAAGAAGCTGTAGACTTTCTAAAGTTTGCTAATGATGCAGACACAATGAATCGTCAGGAAGCGCTTGAGGACTTAAAGTTTGGCGCTGGCGATCAATGGCCTGTTGAACTGCAAAATTCAAGAAATCTGGAATCACGCCCCGTAATTACTGTAAACAAGGTGGACAATTACTGTCGCCAAGTTTCCAATCAGCAACGCCAACAACGCCCTAGAATCAAAGTTCATGCCACAAACACGCATGAAGATATGTTGGACGCACAGACAATTAGCGGGATTATTCGCCACATCGAAGTTAATTCCAACGCTGACCACTCTTACGACAATGCGTTTGAATACGCAGTTCGCATGGGTTGGGGCTATATGCGGGTCAGAACTGACTATATTTCAGAGGATTCGTTTGATCAGGAAATCTACATTGACCCTGTGGACAATCCATTTACCGTTTACTTTGATCCCAATTCGGTAGCACCAGACGGGTCAGACGCAGACCGTTGTTTAATTACAACAATGATGCGTAAAGATGAATTTCGCAAGTTGTACCCTGACGCAGAAGATGGTGGCACAAGTTTTACCCAACGTGGAACGGGTGACTCGCAATCTGAGTGGATTACCAAAGAGGACATTCGCCTTGCCGAGTATTACTACACCGTCAAAGAAAAGGCGACTCTGTACCTTTTAAGCGATGGCACGGCTACATTTGCTGACGACAAAGACTTTTTTAACCGCCTTGATGCTTATGGCATTACGGTGGTGGACAAGCGTGATTCGTACAAGAAAACGATTAAATACTGCAAGTTGACTGCGGTTGAAATTCTTGAGGAACGTGATTGGGCGGGTAAATACATCCCGATTGTCCCCGTTTACGGTCGTCACATCGTTATTGGTGATAAGCGCAAGAAGTTTGGCATGATTCGCTATGCTAAAGACCCACAGAGGATGTATAACTTTTGGCAGACTTCTATCACAGAAGGCGTGGCGCTTGCCCCTAAAGCCAAATGGTTGCTTGCGGAAGGCCAAGATGAGGGTCATGAGAATGATTGGGCAAATGCCAACATCAAGTCATTCCCGCTATTGCGTTACAAACAGACTGACATTGACGGTCGCCCTGCACCCGCACCCGTGCGACTTCAGCCAGAGCCTCCACAGGCGGGCATTATGGCTGCGGCTATGGGCGTTGATAATGATATTAAGAACATCATGGGCGTGTTTGACCCCGCACAACTTGGTCAAGGCAACATTTCGGGCAAGGCATTGAACGGTCAGCAACAACAAGTTGACCTGACAAACTTTGACTATTACGACAACCTTACACGCTCAATCAGTCACGTTGGCAAGATTTGCTTAGACCTAATCCCTAAAATCTACGATACAGAACGTGTCATGCGGATTATTGGTGATGACGGTAAACCTGAGTTATTGACAATTAACCAAATTGACTCTGTTGGCCGAGTGCTGAACGACATTTCTGTGGGTCAATACGATGTGGTCATGGAGACAGGCCCAGGCTACAACAGCAAGCGTCAAGAAGCCGTGGACAATATGCTTCCCCTACTGTCTGCTGCACCTGAACTTATGCAAGTAGCGGGTGACTTGGTGTTTAGAAACATGGATTGGCCTGGCGCTGACATTATTGCTGACCGCCTAGCCGCTGCTAACCCAATGGCACAGATTGACGACAAGTCTAAAGTGCCTCCGCAAGTACAGATGCAATTGGCTATGTCTCAGAAACAGATTCAAGAACTTACACAAGCGGTTCAGGCTAGAGACTTGATGCTTAAAAACCGCATGGACGTTG